TCAAAGTTAAGGGTAGGCGGTTTAAATGTATTTGGCAAACACAAAAGTTAAAAGCAGCACAATATATTGATGCAACTTCCTTCTGCAAAGACGAAGCAAATATAATAAATAACATTCACAATATACTTGCAGCGATATGTGTTGAAAAGAATTGGTATGGTAAGGTAAAAAAATACGATGGTGCGAATCATAAAGAGGTTGCAGACTTGTTTTTAAACCATATGAAAATTGACCAGGCATATCCAATCATGCTTTTTTTTTGCAGGTACTACAAGGAATTAGCCGACAATATCCTAATTTATTTGGAATCGGAAGCGGAGAAAGCACTGGCGAAAGTGAAGCCAATATTGGACAAACATTCGAAACCAAGTGGGGTTGGATTGTAGCGATAAACAACCTTGCTAACAATGATAGAAGTAAGTGGGAATACTACGAGGATATGAACATAATTGAGTTCTTAAACACATTAGTATTCTATAAAGACAAAAGTGAAGACGACAAAATAAAATGGCAAGCAGCGCAACGAACATAGGCAATAAGTATGGAAGTTCATTAGATACCTTTGCAAAGGATTTAAAGACTGGTGTTGATGCTGTGTTCTTGAAGTGGGCTAATGATTCAATAGGTATAATGCGCAAGGTTATAACAAGCAAAGCACGAACCAAGCAAGCGAGTACGTTAGCATCTGACTTATATCCTAATGTAATTGATAATGGAATCCAAATAGTAACTACTCAAAATTATTGGGAATTTGTGGATGAGGGAGTTAAGGGTGTATTTAATAAATCAAAAGCACCTAACAGCAAATTTAGTTTTAAAAACTTGGGAGTGCCAAAGGATATGCTAAATAGTTTCAAACAATACATAGCACGTACAGGTAGTAAGGGATTGAGAAAACAAACTTTAATCCGAAAGAATAAAAAGAAACAAGCTAATTTAATCGATAAAGAAGCTATGGCAATGGCAGTAGCAACCAAGATAGGTGGAATAAAACCAATGAACTATGTAGACCCTGCGGTTGGTGCTAAAAGATTAAAAATACTAAACAAAGCATTGAGCAAAGAAATGGCAACTAAAATAAGATTAGCAATTATAAAGTAATTATAAAATAATGGCAATAACAATAATATCAACCCCAAGTGCATTTATGGCTGCTTACAATCAAGTGCCATACATAGTCAGTAGTAATATGACTGCACAACCTAATTTCAATTTTATAGTTGATGTAAACCAAACAAGCGGTGCAAACAATCCATTAGCGAGGTTAAAATATCCAGTACAACCAAGTTCAGCACAACTAACATTTGACATCGGAAATGTGCTTAAAAACTATGTAAGCTACGATTTTAATAATGTTACAGCAGTATTCGCAAGTAATACTAATTCACGTTTGCAATACTTTGTTCAGTTTCGTGAACTATACGATGTATCAGGAACACCAACATTAACAGGAGTATTAGCAAGTCACCCAACCACACCGAGTTCAAGTAGTTTTAATTTAGCAACTAATTCAATCTTTGATTTTGAAGATTACTCGAATGCTGCGATGGTAAACAAAAGCATAACTAATATTGGTTACCTATCAAATGCTGCTAATGTAGAAAGAATAGAAAGTAATCAGGAGAAGTTCTTATATTGGTTCGATCCAAGCAATAAAGTAAAATACATACAATACACAGGAGCAACTGGCAATGTAGTAACAGCAGTTAGTTTACCTGCAACAGAATACCAATTCAGCACAAGAGCAGGAAAGTATGCACAAGATATACTAATAGCAGGTGGAATAAGCATAATAGATACTTACAATGTATCATTATTAGGTGCAACAAGTAATGTATTAGCATCAAGAACCTTTAATTTAAACACAGAATGCAGTCAATATCCAACAGTAAGGCTACATTGGATGAACAAATTAGGTGGATTTGACTCGTTTAACTTTAATAAAAACACAATAAACGCAATGGAAATTGAAAGAAAACAGTTCAAAGCACCATTGCCAATAGGTTATAGCAAACAAGATAGGTTAAAAACTAACTATAACACGACAATTAACGACAAAATAAGCATCAATAGTGATTGGATAACAGAAGCAGAAAGCACATTACTTGAAGAATTAGCCACATCACCAGTAATATACTTAGAAAGAAGTGCAACATCATTTGTAGCAGTAAACATAACCAACACAAGCTACGAAATAAAGAAATTCCTAACCGATAGAAAGATGTTTAATTTATCATTTGAAATAGAATACACTTATTTAAGATACAGACAATCGCTATAATGAATGAAAATAGACTAATAATAAACCAAGTATCAGGTGCAAACATAGTTGAGTATGAACTTGATTTATATGATAACGTACCATTACCAATTAACAAGAGTATAATTGATATTCAAAACATAGCTGAACGCAAAAGTGATTTTAGTAAAACAATTACTTTGCCTGGTACAAGTAACAACAACGACATATTTAGCAATATATTTAATTTAGCACGTTCAGTTCAAAATACAAATACATACAACTTTGCACCTGACTTTAATCCAAACTTAAAAGCTAATGCAATACTTTATAAGAATGGAATAGCAATGATACAAGGATACTTACAACTAACTAATATCAATATAGTTGATGAGAACCAAATAGAATACGAGATAATAATAATTGGAAAGTTTGCGAACTTGTTTCAAGATTTAGGCGAAAAGAAATTAAATGAACTTGATTTAAGTGCCTATGACCATGGTTGGAACTTTACTAACATTCAAGCAAGTTGGACACCATCTGCAACACGTGGCTACTATTATGGATTAATTGACAAAGGTTTTAGCAATGACCAAAAAGGATTCTATACTGCTGACCAAAAGCCACAAATATTTGCACGAACAATAGTTGATGCAATATTTAAAGATGCAGGTTATAGGTATAGTTCTGATTTCTTTACTACTGGTAACTTCAATAAATTAGTAGTTCCATGCACACAAGACAAATTACTATTAACTACTCAACAAGTAACAGATAGAACATTTAAAGGGGATAGGCTAACTGGTAGTTCTTATGCGCCTATAACAAATTTAATTACTGATTTACCTTTTAACAATATAGGAATACAATCAACACCAGTTGGGTATAATAATACTACTTTTCAATTTACAGTTACTGAAAATGGTTATTATGAATTTGGTTTAAATGTAAATATGTCATTTAGACCTATTAACCCTATTTCAGATTATTATGATGCGCAAATATTATATATTTATCAAACAAGAGGTGCAAATAAAACATTAATTGGTTGGTATAGGAATAATAATGGTAGCAATACAACATTTACAATGAACTCTTATTTTACAGCCCCAAATACATGGTGTGAAGTAAGTGATGTTATTTCAGTAGAAATGGAATCAATTTATGCAGATAGTTGGGAATATTCTTTATTAACAGATTCAGCATTTTTTTCAATACCAAGTCCTGAAATAATAGTAGGGCAAACAATGCAACTTGAAAACTGTTTACCTTCTGACATAAAGCAAGCAGACTTTTTAGCATCAATAATAAAGATGTTTAATCTTTATGTTTCAGTTGATGAACTTGATAGTAGAAAACTAAAAATAGAAACACGTGATGTATATTTTACAAGCGATACAGTAGACTTAACTAATAAGATTGATGTAAGTAAGGGAGTACAAGTAAAGCCATTAGGAGCAAGTAAATTTAAGGAATATACCTTTCAAATGCAAGAGGATAAAGATGAACTAAACGTAATTCATCAAAGCCAATATGCCTATCCTTATGGAACTTTTAAAAAGATTATTGATAACGATTTTATAACTGAAACCTATAAGACAGAAATAATATTTGCACCTACTCCATTAGGTTTTGCAAGGAATAATCCAAAAGTAGTTTTTAGCCAAATAATATTTAAGAACTCAAATGGTGAATCAATAGACAGCACATCAAAATTAAGGCTATTAGTAGCAGGTGGTTTAAGTGCATCAATGGGTACTAACTACTTTCATTACCTTGATCCTGATGGCACATTTCATTACTTTAATTCTTATGCTTATGTTGGGCATTACGATAATGTTTTAGCACCTACATTTGATATAAACTTTGATATTCCTAAAAAAATAAATTATAAAAATGGATATGAAACAAAACAAAGTTCATCTACACTTTACAACTTATATCATAAAAAAGGAATAGAAGAAATCACAAACAAGGATTCTAAATTAGTAACATTTTATGTAAAGCTAACAGATGTTGAAGTAAACAAATTATCATTTAGAAATTCATATTTTATAGACAAACAATTTTATAGACTTTATGAAATAGACTTTGATGCCAACTCACAAGAACCTGCAAAACTTACATTCTTAAAATTAGCAGTTGCCCCAGTGTTTGTACCTTATAATTTAGTAACTAATGGTGGTGGTGGTGGAGAGGGTTCTCAATACGCACAAAATGCAACAAGAAATGGCACACAATACCCTAAAGGAGTTGATGTAATAGGACAAGGTAGCGATAACACATTACAAGGCTACGAACAAATAGTAAACTCAACTAATAACTTTGTAAACGCAAATCAAGTAAATATATTAGCAGGAGCAGATAACACAGTATTAAACAATGGTGTAACACTAATCGGAACTAATGGCTATACAAGTCAAAGAGATAATCAATCAGTAGTAAACAACATTGACCAACCATTACTTGCTACTCACATATTGACAGTTTCTGAAATACAAAATTTACATAGTACACCGATTGAAATATTAGCAGTTCAAACAGGATATTGGGTTGAGATATATGATGCTTACATAACAGTATTCTTTGGCACAACAGGTTCACCGACTGGTTATAATAATAAAAAATTACATTTTCAATACAATGGCGATGGCACACACTTATTAGAATTTGACAATGGTATAACAGCATCAAACGTAGCAACAAAACAAAGAGGTATAAACATAAACGATTTACCTTTTAAAGAATTAGCAGTTCAAATACATACAGCAGGGAATTTAGGAGCAGCAGGAAATAGTCAAATGTTAATAGAATTAGAATACAGATTACACCCAATCATAGCATAGTTATACAATAATGGCAAACGAAAAAATAATATTTGACACCGAAGTAAAAGTAGGCAGTTCAGTAGGTTCAGTAAAAAGTTTAAAAGCAGAATTAAGAGCAGTAACAAATGAACTTGGTAATCTTGAACAAGGTAGTGAAGCATTTATAAAAGCAGCACAAAAAGCAGGAGAGTTAAAAGATAGAATTGGTGATATAAAAGCTACTGTAAATGCTTTTAATCCTGAAGCTAAATTTCAAGCATTAGCAGGTGCAGTAGGTATAGCCGCAAATGGTTTTAGTGCTATGCAAGGTGCAATGGCTTTAATGGGTAGTGAGAATGAAGACTTAAACAAAACTATCGCACAGACTCAAGGGGCAATTGCATTAGCTACTGGCTTGAATGGTTTATTAGGAATGAAAGATGCATTTGTACTTTTACGAACTACTTCTATTGCTACGTTTGCATCAATGAAAGCAAGTATAATGGCAACAGGTTTAGGTGGTTTAATTATAGCTATTGCAGCAGTTGTTACAGCATTTTATGCAATGGCAACAGCATCTGAAGCATCTTCTAAAAGACAAATTGCAGCTATTAATGATACACAAGATAAACTAAATGAACAATATGATTTAGAAATAGCAATTGCAAAAGCAGCAGGAAAAAACACAACAGAATTAGAACGTGGAAAAATAGAAGATAAAAGAAATTCAGCAAGAGAAGCAGTTAGAATAAGTCAAGAGCAATTAGATAAACAACTATATATTTCAAGTGATGAGCAAAAAGCACACGATGAATTAGTAAAAAATAAAAAATCTATTGATAATGAATATTTAATATTTGAAGCAGGTGTAACTAAAGCAAGGCTTGATAGAGAATCTAAATATTATGAAGATAAAAGTACTAAAGATAAAGATGCAAATGAAAAATTCAAAGCAGAGAAAAAAAGAATTGATGATTATAATAAAGAACAAGAACAATTAAAATTTAAAGTTGAAGAAGGAAATAGAGAAGCAGATAGGGCAATTCAAGATGTTATTGATTTTAATAAAGAAGAAGATAGAAAGAAAAAAGAAGAAGATGATAAAAAAGATTTAGATAGAAGAAGGGCATTAGCAACACAACAAGTTCAAGTAAAACAAGAACAAGCAGCAGCCGAAAAAGAAATAGATGAAGCATCAATAGAAGCAAAAAGACAATTATTTCAAACAACATCACAAATATTAGGTGGGTTAGCAGATTTAGCAGGAAAGCAAACAGAAGAAGGGAAAGTATTAGCAATAGCACAAGCAACAATAGATACTTATTTAAGTGCGAGTTCAGCATATGCAGCAGCAGCAAAGATTGATCCAATAGTATTAGCACCATTAGCAGCAGGGGCAGCAATATTAGCAGGATTTGCAAGGGTGAAAGCAATTGCAGATATTAAAGTTCCTAATAGTGGTGGCGGTGGAGGTGGTGGTGTAGCACCAAGCGCACCAAGAATACCCCAATCAATTACAGGCACAAGGTTAGGTGGCAATAGTGAAGTAACAACAACAGGAAAGAGTACAGTAGGAAAAGTAATAGTAGTTGAAACTGACATCACAGAAGCACAAAATAAAGTAAGTGGAATAATACGAAAAGCAACGATAAAATAATTCTAAAAAGCAAACATTTTAATAACTTATATTTTAAAGAGAATGGACAAACTACCTATTTACCGATTCATAGTTACAGAAGATGATGATGCGCAATTAGAAGCAATTGCATTTGTTGATTCTCCTGCAATTGAAATGAACTGGCAAGCATTCAATTTGCAAGTTAATATAATAGTTTGTAAATCGTGTGGTCATTCTTGGGATATTGCAGATGGTGGCGACAATCCTTATATGTGTAATATTTGCCAAACTGATAACACGCAAGCGAGTGAGAACGCACAAATAGACAAAAAAAGTTTTTTTAAGTTTAGTGCTGACACCGAAAAACGTATAATATCTGGTCCATTAATGGTTGCAGATTTACCTATTTATCGCAGAACAGAAGATGAGGAATATTATGGTGTATTTCAAAAAGAAGACATTTATAATTTAAGAAACAAATTCTTTAAGCAAGGTAAATCAAATCTTGTAAATGAGATGCACGACAGTAATAAAATGATTGATGGTGTGTATATGATTGAATCATTTTTAATTGACGAAGAACGTGGAATATTAGCACCAAAAGGATATAACTTAACAGATGGTTCATGGTTCGGTTCTTACAAGATAGATAACGATGAAGTTTGGAATGACTTTATAAAAAGTGGTGAATTTAAAGGTTTTTCAGTTGAAGGAATATTTAACACAGTTAAGATAGACGAAAAGCCACAAAATATAATAGAACAAATAATAGAAATAATAAAAAATACAAATGACTAAAACTAAATTATCGCCAAAAGAAGCATTAATGCAAATTGGCAATTTATTGAAAATGGAATTTACTAAAACAGAAAAGTTTGCAAGTGCAAAATTAGTAAATGGAACTGAAGTAATGTGGGATGGCGATTTAGCTGAAGGAACTGCTATTATGGTAGTTGATGCTGATGGTAATCAAATGCCTGCCCCTGATGCTATTCATGAATTAGAAGATGGCACAGAGATTTACACGACAGGTGGATTAGTAACTAAAATTGAACCTGCATCTGAAGAAATGGCTGCTACTCCTGACATGAGTAAAATGGAAGAACGTATGGCTGCTTGTGAAGCTAAGATGAGTGCAATGGAAACTAAAATGAATGAAATGTTTACTTCAATGGAAGGTAAATACTCGGCAGTTGTTGAAAGTAACACAAACAAATTTGCAGAAATCAGCAAAATAGTAGAAGAAATTGCAGCAGAACCAATCGCACCAGTAGAAGCACCAAAGAACTCAACATTCAGTAAAAAAGCAGTAGCTATGACTGCAGTTGAACGTATAGCAGCATTTAAAAAATTATCAAATAAATAACTAAAAATAAAAACTAAACAAAATGGCATTTAACGTAACAGCCTTATCGGCATACACTAAAACCAACGAAAATGTATTATTACATCGTTCGTTCTTCGAACCTAAAACTGCATCAAGAATGCAAATCTTAACAGGAGTAAAATCTACGATTCAAGTTCCTGCATTAACTGACTCTTTAATTTGGCAAAATGGTGATGCTTGTGGTTTCACAGCAAGTGGTGACACAACTATTTCTGCTCGTGTATTAACAGTAGGTAGAATCAAAGTAAACAAAGAATGGTGTATTAATGATTTAGAAACTAAATACACTCAATTATTGTTATCACCAGGTTCTAACTACGATGCTTTACCAGGCGGAATTGATGCAGCATTCGTAGAAACTATTTTAGGTACTACTAAAGAAAACGTAGAAACTGCAATTTGGCAAGGTGATACTACAAGTGGTAACTCACAATTAAAGCAATTTGATGGTTTAGTAAAGATTATCAACGCAGCAAGTGGAACAATCCAAGCAAACGCAACAGCATTTATTGCAACTGCGGTAACTGCAATCACAGCAGCTAACATTATCTCGGTAGTACAAGCAATCTATCAAGCAATACCAGTAGAGATACTTGATAAGCCTGATTTGAATGTTTACATGGGTGTAGGTAACTTTAGATTATACCAAACTGCTTTAACTAACGCAAATCTTTTCAATTTCATTCCTACTGATAATGCTTTAGGACAAATGAAAATTCATGGTACAAACGTGAATATCATTTCAACTCCTGGATTAACAGGAACTAACGCAATCTATGCATTAAGAGATAGCAACATGTTCTTAGGAGTAGATTTAGAAAATGAACAAGAAGAGTTCAAGTTTTGGTACTCAATGGATTTTGATGTAGTTCGTTTTAAATACAGAACTAAACTTGGTGTTCAAGTATCACAAGTTCAAGAAATCGTTAAATTCACAATTTAATTCACAAAAGGGTAGTAGCTAATAGTTGCTACCCTTTTTAAAACCCAATTTAAAATCATGGCATGCGCAATAGTAGCAGGATATGCACTTGACTGTAAGGATACAGTTGGTGGAATAAAAAATTTATACATAACAGAACAAGCTAATATAACTGCGGTTACAGAAAATGCGAGTGGTTATGTAACAGCAATAACAAAGTCAGCAGGAAAGAAATATTTTCTTTATGCATTAGAACCACGTGGCGCAAATAGTACAACTAATAACATCAATACTGATCCTAAAATTGGAACAGTAGGTTATGAGCAAACTATCGCAGCTACGTTCTTGAAAATGGCTTATGACACACAATTCAAACTACAGCAAATTATCAAAAACAGAACTTCGATAATTGTTGAAATGAAATCAGGTCAATTCTTTATTTTCGGTTCTGCATTCGGAATGGAATGTACTGGCGGAACTGGAACATCAGGTGCTGCGCTAAATGAATTCAATGGATATTCATTGACTTTTGCAGGAATGGAGAAAGTATTCGCACAAGAGGTTGACCCTGCAATTATAGCAGCATTATTAGTTTAAAATTTTTCATTGTTTTCATAGCAAAAAGCCAATCGATTAAGTTCGGTTGGTTTTTTTGTTTTAGCAAACTTTTTAATTATTTATATTTATAGTTAGTGATAAGATTTTACAAAAATAGCACGAATAATGTAATAGTAACTTTAACTGAAAATTCAACAGTTGTAAATCCTATTTATTTGTTTATGTTTACCAACCAAACTTCAAATGTTCCTTATTATTTCATCTCCACAGACAGTAGTAACTACAAAACTCGTTATAATAAGTTTTCCATAAAAGAAAAAACAAGTGCAAACACATTAAATGGCGAAGTTACCTTAGGTTTAAATGGATTTTATAACTATAAAGTGTATCAAACATCACTTTCTAATTTAAGTGGGCTTACAACAGCAGCAGATGCAATTCCTTTTATCACTAAAACAGTTGAAATTGGTGTTGTAGATGTTGTAAAAGATGCACAAATCAATACAGAATACGATGTTCAAGATGAAACAAACATAATTTACCAACCATAACACATGGCATATACAGATAAGACAATAAAAATCGGATTTTCTAATGATAAAGTTCCAGTATTTGTGGAACAAAAGTCAAAAGTATGGGTAAAATATGGTGAAGAAAACAACTATCCTCAATACCTTGTATTACTTTTTAATAGAAGTGCAAAGCATAACGCAATAGTAACAAGCAAACAACTATATATTAGCGGTAAAGGTTGGCAATTTGACCAATCAGAAATGCAAGGTGAAGAGATAATTGCACTACAAGCGTTTATTGACAATCCTAACCAGTACGAAACACTAAACGACTTAGCTAAAAAGACTATTTTAGACAATGAATTATTTGGTGGTTGTTATATTAAGGTAGTAGGTACAAAAGGAAAGAAAGGACAAGAACTTTACCATATTGATTATTGCACAGTTCGTAGTAATGAAGACAATTCGGAGTTCTATATTAGCGATGAATGGATAGATGAAAGTGGAAACGAAAATACATCACCATTGTTTACTACTTTGCGTGCTTATGATCCTAATCAAAAACAAGCGGAATCAATTTACTATTATAAGAGTTATAGACCAAATTTAAATACTTATACTTTACCTGATTACATTGGTGCCGTTCCTGCAATTATTACAGATGCAGAAGTAGCGAATTATCATAGAGCAGAAATACAAAATAGTTTCAAAGGTTCTAAAATGATTACTTTTGTAAATGGTATTCCTTCAGATGATGAAATGAAAGCTACTGAACGCAAGTTAAAGAGTAAATTCACATCAACAGACAGCGCAGGTTCAATAGTTGTAGACTTTGCAGATGACAAGGACAGAGTAGCAATAATAAACGATTTAAGCGCAGGAGATTTCGCAGATAAATACACAGCATTAAACGATACAATACAACAGGAAATTTTTGTTGGGCATAAAGTTACTTCACCGATGATTTTTGGTGTCAGGGTAGAAGGTCAATTAGGTGGTCGTGCAGAAATGATAGATGCTTTTAACCTATTTACAAATACATACGTAGCACCAAGACAAGAAGTTCAAGAACAAATATTTAATATTTTCGCACCGATAAAAGGTAAGTTAAAGATTAAACAACTTGAACCTATTATGCCAAGTTTTACAGAACAAACACTAACACAAATTTTAACAAAAGATGAGTTACGTGAGATTATTGGAAGAAAACCATTAGAACCTACACAAGTAGTTCAAGCAGTACAACCAACACTTGCAAAGTTTAGCAAGCAAGTAAAGGATTTAATAGATTACGAAACATTTTCTAAATATGGTGAAAGTGTAGAAAATTTTCAACTTGTAAAAACTAAAAAAGTAATGTTTGGCAAAGAAGATTTTATATCTAAAATTGAACAAGGTATACTTGACTTAATTAAAAAAACACCTGATATAAAAGTTGATGCATTAGCAGAAATAATGAAGTTGGATATATCAAAAGTAAACGATGCAATTGAAACATTAATCGGACAAGGATTAATTGACAAGAATTTACAGATAACTACTAAAGGAGAGAACAAAAACATTCCAACTTTTAGTGAATTATTTATACGTTACAAATATGCTTTAAGAAGTGATGCACCTGCATTAGTAGAGGGTGGTGAAAGTAGGGATTTCTGTTCTGCAATGATGAGTAACCCTCGTTATTTTAGTCGTGAAGATA